GACGGCAGGTGACTATGTCCTAGTGGCAAACGGCGTAGGAAAGACCGTTAAACAAGCCTGTGAACGTGCCTATAAAAACGTCAAGAAAATTGAGATTCCTGACTGTATTAACGTCCGTGATGATATTGGCGAAGCTATGGAATGGCAAATCCCACAATTACAAGAATACGGATATGCCGAAAACTGGAAGTTTGACGATTCTGACGAAGAGTAATGGCAAAGATTTCCCCACCACCTCCAGTTACCCAAGACATATCTTCTCGTCAGTTTAGGGATTGGTTCTATAGCCTTTATGCCGCATTAGCAGCCCCAGGCTCTACCTTGGGAACTATGGCTTATGAAAATGCAGATTCTGTAGCTATTACAGGCGGCGTTATTGGTGGTGTAGGGATTACTGGTTCTACTGTTAACAATACTCCAATTGGGAACACTACTCCATCTACAGGTGCATTTACTAGCTCTTTAACTAGAAATGGATATACGGTTAAGCCAGATTGTTACATTGAGGCTTATGACCGCAGTGCAACAATACCATTAACTGCAACCCCTACACTATTGATTCCTAATAGCACTGTTGCTGGTGCTACAGGCATTACGTATAACAATACAACTGGTGTGTTTACTTTTGCAATGGAAGGTGATTACTCTTTATCCTTGTTTGTAAACGCAATTTCTTCAGCAGCAAATCAACTTGTATACATTTATGCAGAAAATAATACAGGTTCAGGGTGGACAGTTAATGCAAATTCAGGTAAATTTTACTCATTAGTTAATGGTCAAGCTACGCAAATTGCGTATGCAAACTCAGTCCACCGTGTAGCTGGACAGCAAGTTAGATATTGGATTTATTCCAACAGCAATAAAGTTAATTTAACAACTCAAACATTACCATCCGTATCAGGTGTATATGTCCCAGCAATCCGAATTCAATACTCTTAATTATGTCAAACACGCAATTACCATTAACCGATGAACAACTTGAAGAACTTGTAGAACGAGTTACCGAAAAGGTTATTAAAAACTTTTATACCTCTGTAGGCGAATCTGTCGTAAAGCGTATTACTAAACTTGTTGGATTTGGTGCGGTTGCATTATTGATGTGGGCTGCTGGCACAGGACATTTTCCAGTAAAATGACAAGAAAACCAATGCGTCACTCCAAAACCATGTGGTTTTCACTATTGTTAGTGATATTTGGAGCTTTGTCTGACAATTGGTCTGTATTGCAGGGAATGATTGACCCTAAATTCTATTCATTTAGTGTGGTGATTATTGGATTGATTACTGCAGTTCTCAGATTCTTTACTACAAAGCCATTAGAATGATTTATCTACTATACCTAGTATTAGTACCTATAAGTTTAATTCTAACGGTCATTTCTTTACCTTTAGCTATCATTTTCCCTTTATTTGCAGTGCAAAAATTATGGTGGTGTGATAACCATAGCTACCAAGCAGTAGGCCCAGTGCTTCTTACATGGCTAAATTGGTTCAATACTCCTGACAATACCTTAGATGGCGATGCAACATTTCAAGCAGCCAATGGAATAGGATATTTAGCTAAAGTTAAATGGCTATGGCGTAATCCTGCTTATAGCTTTGCTTTACAGTATCTATCAGAGCCATATACCACTAGCGTACAGGGCGATAAAACAATTAAGGACAATGACAATGCGAAAAAAGGCTGGTGCTTGGTTCACGCTAATGGACTATTTCAATTTACTCTTGTTACCCCTATTGGTTTTAGTCGCTGTATTTATGTTAATCTCGGTTGGAATGTGCGTGGCTTGGTCGATGATAACGTCGTCGTTAAACCTAATCCTTGGCAAGCTACATTTGTATTTTCACCACGGATAAGCGGTTTTAGATAAATGTTCCCACTCAATGCTATCACTTACATCAAAATTGGACTTCTTGCTGCTAGTATTTGTCTTGCTGGCTATCTTGGCTATAGCTACGAGCATAATAGATTTGTTGCATATCAGGAGCGTGTTGAAGCGGCAGGAAAAGCTCAGGAAGCAAAGAATGAACAGATATTCAAAGAACAACAAGTAACAACGGAGAGAATAACTAATGATTACAAAAATAGTCTTGCTCGCATTCATACTTACTATAGCGGGCTGCACGTCAACCCCAGTAGCAGTGCAATGTCCGTCACCAGCACAACCCAGCCCTTCGTTGATGGAACGCCCTCCGACCCACAATTTGTTGAAAAATGTGCAATGACGACTCAGCAGCTTGAGTCACTCCAAGAATGGATACGAGAGCAGGTAGGAATTAAATGAAGAAAGAAGAGTTAAGTGCCTATGTCACGCTTATCGCTACTGTTACGCTTACTCTTATTCTTCTTTCTATGGTTGGCGTTTTACTTGTGGGTCTTTTCACTCCAGCAGTAGACAACACCAAAATATTTGAAGCTATCACACCAGCTTTTCAGACAATTGTTGGTGGTTTTATTGGTCTGATTACTGGTATTAAAATAGGTACTGACGAATAGTTAAGCCACCGAGAGGGTACGCCTAACCTAGTTATTTTGTGGCTTTCCGACTAGGGCATCATGGGAATTGGCAGACCCAAGGATAACCCCTCACCTTACTTCTTAGCAGTCTTTTTTGACTCTTTGAATGCTTTTTCAGTAGGAGCACCTTTAGTTCCAGGTTTTCTCATCTTTTCTCCTGAACCCGCTGCGATACGTGCTCTTTTTTTATGAATATTGGCATATAAGCCAGGTTTAGTTGCCATATTATCCTGCCATTTCTAAAGATTTAATTCTTACATCTGAAACTCGTTTTGTCCAGCCTTTACCAAACACAGGGAAAGTCTTGAGTGATTCTAGGAATCCTTGACGCTTATCTGAAAACTCATTAATCAAAGTAACTGGATTGATTTGAGTTATAGCAGCAACAGTATTATTACCAATTGCACCATCAGCAGGAACGCCCACAATTTCTTGGATAAATTTCGCTGCACGCCCAACACCACTATTGATAGCACAGTCAAAAATGCAATAGTCAAGTCCCGAAGGAAGAGCATCTCCGTGTATGGCATCCCAATACCTTTTCTTGTATAAAGGTTTTACGTCCTCTTTGGTTAGTTCTTTAATGTCTTGTTTAGTAACTTCATGACCTACATACTCTTGCCATACTGCTTTAGTACAACCCCAGTTAGTAGCACCTCCTGGGTCAGAACTGTTATCAACGTAACCTCCCTCGTTAACGATAACTAAATCAAAGCACTTATCCCAATTACGGTTCATTTCTTTTTCCTTTTAGACTTTGGCAATGGAAAAGGGGGTTCAATAACGACTTCATTTTCGTCAGGTCTAACTTTGTATTCATCAATTGCTTTGGTAAGCATAGCAACAAGCCCCCACTGTACGAGTGTTTCAAGCCCTTCTTTATCGAAATCAACTTGAGCGTTGGCTGACCCATCTTTGTTTTCCTTAATGATTTTAACTTTTATATCCATATTAGACCTCGATTACCTCTCCTCGAAAGAACACCAATCCATCATCCTCGTTAATGACTTGTACAAGTTCTGGCGGCATAAGTTCTCCATCACGGAATGTAAGGACTGCGAATCCACTTCTCCAATTGACGGGCGAGTCTTCCGTGTAGATGTACTTGTCTCCTCCAATTGCCGACATTGTTCCTGTGTCAACGCCATATCTGTCTCCGTTATAGTCAGTCCACGGAGTAACCTTTAATGAATGCAAGTGACCACTAACAAATGAGACACCTGATTTTAATGTGTTGTTGAATACTCCATGTTGACCATTGTGCCACCGATGCTTAATCATTACAGAGTTATTGACCATCAATGACCAAGAGTATGTCCATCCTGGAAGATGGTCAGCTAATGCCATTCCAGCAATACCTTCATACTGGCCTAATACGTTAGACAATTTGCCATCAAAGCGAAGGTCGTGATTGCCAATAGTGCGGTGCATAAATGCTCCCGCAGGACGGACTGCCTCAATGTCTCCTAGACGAGCTTGTACTTCTTCTAGCTCCTCTTTCACAGTTGGGGCTTTATCCCATCCAATCCTATTGTGTTGACTAATCGTGGCATTATCCATAATGTCGCCGTTAAGGACTATTCCTTGTGGCTTGAGCTTCTTAATTAAGTGGACAAATGCTCTATGGGCGGTGCTAACATATCCAGGCCAATAGTGGCAATCAGAACCCACAACAATCAAACCATTTTCGATAGTCAGATTGGTGCGGACTTTGTTTTCAGGTATTACTAATCTAGGAGTTCCACCTAATACTGCTTCTAATCGAATGTTGTATTTCTTTTCTATTCGCTTTCGTCGACCCATTGTCGAACGAACATCCATATCTAATATCTTTGCTACTTTTGTCCCTGATTTATGCGTTTGCCACAATTCAATAAATTCATCATCACTGCAACGAGGTTGTACCATTTTATTCGCCTAGTTTATATACTTTAATCGGTTCATGACTTTTTAAATCTACATCACACGCCCACTTCACTGCTTCTTCTGCAGTTAAACCCATACGCATACAAACCTCTGCAGCCATTGAGCCACTGCCAATTGCCATAAATTTTCTGACTCGTTCCCACTCTAAGTCATCACCACAAGAAAAAAGACCATCAGAGGTCAATTTTAAAAAGGAACTATCAGATTTTAACTTCGGTTTATTCTTCGTCTTTTTGTTAAGGTAGTCCGCAACCTTTTCACCATCTACCCAATTACCTGCAACTCCTAAATAACCACCTTCAATTGGGATAATTTTATCTTCAAAATATTTAATACCAGCATCATCGTCTGAAAATTGACTATCTGCAACTAATTTTTTGTTAATCCAATCGCCAACAATGGTAGTCATATTGTTCCCTTAATTAGGTGACACGACAAGCGGGACGGAGGGGAGCCGTCAAGGGGAAGTGGGGGATGATTGCTTGCCGTGTCATTTGTTAGTGTACTTTAAAAGGTTACGTTAGACCATACTGGACACCATTTATTGACGCTACAGTAATCCTCACACCTACGATACGTAGCTGGACGGTGCTCCCAATGCTGGTCAGGAGCAAGTGTAACACCCTCTTGTGACGGATATAACTTAATGGCTCGTTTGCCGCCCTTTTTCATCAAAGCCCATTGTTCTGGTGTAGCCCATCTTTCTTCATCATTACACATGGGAGGCTCTGCTAATTGATGCAGTGCAACACGTTCTTTGACATAATTCTCTGCATCTTCCAATGACCACATCTTAATTGGCAATGTCAGTATAGGACGAGCAGGGTATTCCCCAGCACTTCTCTTTTGTTCCATAGGTCGCCAATCACGGAAAATGGCTGTAATGCTTAATTTAGTAACTTCTGTGTTGTTTTTATGCAATAGCCAACGCAATACATTTAACTGGCGTTCCCACTCAATTTTACCGCTGGCAGAGTATACGGAGGTTACTTTGTAATCAGATAGGCTAGAACCCTCTAAAACGTCGAATGCACCGCCTAATTTCCATCCTAGTACCTCGGCATAGACTCGCTCCTCAACTCGTGCTGTACGCCCTTTATAGGCCATTTCTAGCAGATGATGAACAGAGGTTCCAAACAACGCCCAAACACGGTCTGAAGCATCTTCCTCTATGTCATTGTCGTGCTTAATCCGTAACTGACGAATCAGAGGTGGTTGGATTAATTGAGTAACCGTAATATCGCTACTACCTGGGGTATACCCTTGGTTTTGTACTGCATTGACTATTGGCTCTGGAAGGCCGAATCGGTTAGTAAGTTTCATTTAAATACCCCAATTCTTCCAATATATTGCCAAGCCGTCCCCATTTCTGCTTGCTCAGGACTTTTCTCATCAATCCAGCAAGTACCCATTGAAGCATTTTTGTAGATATGCATATCTCTCATCTTTTGCTCTTCAGGCTTAATGCGGTATTCTTCATTCCAAGACCATGTAGGACTTGGGCATGAAAGCCATTCTTCACTTACGATAATTGGCTCTTGATTCATTTGATATTTGCAATAAATCTGTTTCTTTTCTATTTCAGCACCATCAGCCCATGCTTTAATAAGTTCTGCGTGTTTGTGTTTCATCCCTATTCCCCTATGTTAGTGGCTACCTATGCAGACGGGGGTAGCCTCTCCGTGTTCTTTATTACTACTGCACTGTCCGAACAACTAGGTGGACTACTCACAACCCCCAAAATGTATGTGAAGCATTAAAAATGGTTGCTTTCGTCCTATGTTTAAAACGGCACTTCTTCTGAATCAATCTCAGGTTCAATTTCTTTTCCAGCCTTCTCAGGAGGAATTCCATTTTCTTCAAGTTCTTTGCTCATCAAAATTTTCTTCTGAACATAGCTAGACAATGAATTGAAAATGTCTTGGTCAAACTCACCAATGTCAAACTTCACCGCAGGATTAACCAACTCAGGGCAAGCCATACCTTTTGGTAAAGCCATAATTGAGCCTACATTGGCATAAGTCTTAGAGCCATCTTTAGAAGGTTTGTGTACCACACCTAACAAGCATGGAGCACCCAATACATTCTCAAGGCTAAAGTTACGCAACTCTTCCGCAGTAAACGGACGACCACGCCATGCTTCTAAATCCTTACGAAGGTTTGCCTTGTCTCCGATTGAAGCTGTGTATTCACGAGAGATTGAGAATGGACGACCATCGCTCATCATCTCATTGAGTTCCCAAGTGATACGAACTTTAGGTGCTACTTTAGCTTCACCTTTCCATTCAAAGGTCTGGTGACCTAAATCAATAATTTGGTAGCATCGTGCAGCAAATGAACCTGCTGGACATTGTTCGAAATCACCACCACTACCTGAACCTGCATTAACTGTCAGAGACATCGCCTAACTCCTTTTCTAATTTAACTATTAAACTTTGTATTTTTTCTATATCTTCTGTTACCGCCATCAACTGCCATTCAAGACGTTCCTTCTGATACTTGTAGTCTTGTAAGCGAATCTCAAGCTGTTCTTGTTCACGCTGTACTGTTTCGTAAAACTGTTGTTGTGACATTTCCCACCTCCCTTTTACAAATATTACTTGTTTTTAATAACCCAGTCAATGTATTTCTTTAACATCATTACACTCATTTCTAAATTCTCTGCAGTCTTTTGTGCTGCATCTACATTCCTTGCATTTAGATAGCCAAATGTTTGGTCGTTTAGTCTATCAATGTTTATTTTTAGCTCTGAGTAATCAATCATTGTTTTCTGCGTCCTTGTACCAATCTTGTATATATTTTATTAAATCTGCAACAGATTTTCCCACCACTTTTAGGTTTCCGTTTGGCAGAACTTGTTGGATTAAAGAGATATGAGGCTGATTGTCCACATACCCAGTAATCAATAATACACGATGAATCCAGGCCAGTTCCTTGAGTAGAATCTTTTGGCCTGTCTTGATTTCTTCGTCTTCTCGTTTCCATTCGCCAAACAAAAACATCCCTTTACGCTCTAGCACCATATCAATGTTAGATGGCATAAAGTTAGGGTTACTACTAATAATCCCACGCAAGAACCCAAAATCTACATGGGTAGCGTGTGCGTTTCTCATTGCTGGAATCATTGTTTAGATAACTCCAAACGCTCTAACATAGCCTCTATTGCAGCATTCCAACCTGCTTCAAACCCTTCATAACTTGTAGGGTGGTTCTGACCTTTTATGGCAGGTTTCCACTCCTCACACCAATATTCATACGCTTCTTGTATCTTGTTCATTTAATTCCCCTTTTACTTTTTCAATAGTTTTGTCATGTTCTGACCCAACTGTTTCCCCATCCCAATTTACTGTAACGGACACTGGGTCTTTATCTTTCCAATGTTCGAAACTTAAAAACGCTCCACCTTCAGGCCCAATCTTCAACCAATGAGGAATGCCATCAGGAGAGTCTACAGTCTTCCCTAGAAGCATATGATAACCCTCAGGAGATGGCTTTTGCCACTGTTGCACATCAGGATTATCCCTACCTTCTAAACTAAACTGAATATTTCCTGCCAAGTACACAAATGCAGAATCAACGCCTGGATGAGTATGTGGAGGTGAAGTGCTATATGGCTCAGTCAAATACAACTCAACTTGAAAGCGACCTTCTCTAAACATACATAAGGACATAGCATTGTCTGTATGGAATACTGGGTTCTTAAATGGTGGACGAAGTGGCATACCACTAGCCATATACCAATCTCTAAATTCTTGTACGTTATTCCACATTTGCAACCTCAATTTGTTTATCGTGTTTATGACCAAGTGTTACACCATCGTATTCAACCGCTACTGAGCGTGGCTTCTTATGAGACCAACGCTGAAACAGTAAGAACGAACCACCCTCTTCATTGACCTTTAATGCGTGAGGAGTCCCATTGATTGACTCTAGGGATTTTCCTAATAGCATATGGGTTCCATTTGCACCTTCTTTTTGATAGGCAGATAAGTCAGGGAATGGAGCACCATCAGTAGCAAAGGAAAGATTACCTGATAAGTAAACCGACAATGATTCAATACCTGGATGAGCATGAACTTGAGTCTGTGTATTTGGTTTGCAAATATATAACTCAATTTGATACTGCCCTTTACGGTAAACAGTCAAAGCATAGGCCATATCAGTAATATGGATAGGATGCTCAAATGGAGGTCTAATCGGACATCCTGCAGCAATCCACCAATCCTTAAATGCTTCTACTTCATTCCATTCCTTCATCTGCAATCCCTTGTAAAAAGTTTTTATATCTGTCTAATAACCAATTGATTTCTTTAATATCCCCACTACTACTAGCAAAGTATTCATTACCATCTTTGTCATAGCCCATAATGCAAACCATCTGTAACAGCTTGGCACCATCAAGAACACCATCAACTGGTACATCACCTAAAGTTCCATCTGGGAACTCAATTACGTCACCCATATCACCCCCTGATATATGTCAATATGTTTACTACCGTATCAACTACGGATGTAACGCATAAGATTACAATAAGCATTCCCTCGACATTATTGAATTTCATGTATTCCTCCAATAAACATCTTTAGGGTTATTCAACATACTTTTAATAAGGTCATCTATATTAAAGAAGTATTGAATAACTTTCATGCCATCATGCTGCATGATTGTGAAGCTCATTTCTTTTTCTTCCGCAGGTCTTCAGAGTGAAGTTTCTTTACAGTCTTAGGAATTTGCTTGGCTTTCTTAGCTACTGTTGCAGCCTTTTCACGACCTGCAAATGTTCCGTCTGACAGAACAAATCCACGTTGACCTTCAGTCTTTAAATCATCATGTGACTGTTGTTTAGACTTAGCCTTGACTACTTTACCGTCTGATTTCTTTACTGCAGGTACTTTAACTGTTTTCACTGGTGCTCTCCTTGGCTTGTTGGTTGCTCTCTTGGACAATTCCGTGGGCGAGTTCGATGGCCCTAGCAATTTTGCGTATAGAGAACGGATAGTTGAGATTAAATCCGATAACGTCAATTTCTTCATCTGATAATGCCTTTCTAGGTGGTTCCCAATCAGGAGGGGTGTAATCGCTTAATGTAAATGTAGTCATATTAAAAACAGTTAATGAACTGTCCCTCACGAATGCAGGTAACAAGTTTACCATCTGGAGTCAATATTTGGGTGGTCTGGGCTGGTGCATAGTGGCACATAGTCAAACCAATTGTGAATGCTATTGCGTAAAGTTTTCTCATTTCCATGCTCCTAATAAAGGTTTAAAGTTCCACTGAAGTGGAGGGTTGTAATCCATTTCAATACTATAAAAACTGCCTTCTTGCTTAATGTATTTAGCTTTTACCATGTTATTCAAAATCTTCCGAAGATTACTTGCTCCCATGTGTAGCTCTGAAGCCAACTCTGGCAAAGTCATTTCCTCATCAAGCAACTTCTCAAGGATTGCTTTTTGGTTCTCTGTCATTTACGTGCCTCCATCATTGCATCAGCCATTTGATAAGCAACTCCAGCAGTTTCATCCATAAACCATTCCTCATCTTTTACTGTTGATAAAAGTCCTTGCATAGCTTTAGCCGCAAAGTAATCTCGCAAATCCATGCCCCATTCGCAATTTTCATCGCCATACATTGTTTTTGCTGATTGTGGAAATGCTTTCATAGTCCTTGCTCCACTTCTCGTTGTGCATAATACTCAGCACGTTTTTCCATGTAGTCAAAAGAAATAGCCCATATCTTTCTACCAAAGTTATCCCACTCATTCCTAGTAAGAAAATCATTTAATGTCTCACGGTCATCTTGAGATGCTTCTGATAGAGCCTCAACAATGTTGTCGATGTTACCAGGGTCACACTCCTCACCCTTACTCATCAACTCATCTATACGCTCCTCGATGTAGATTTCTTCATCTTCACCATCGTATGCACCGCTTTGTAACCAGTTGTCATATCCCATTTTTACTTCCCCTTTCGTGTTAGCGAGATTCCAATATAGCACAAATATTTCTTTTGACAAATTATTTTTTTAGTGTATCATTTTTACCAATGACTAAATACATTGTCCACGACGAATTCGGCCCACTTAGGGTATTCGATAACAAAGAAGAAGCTAACCAGTTTTTACAGCCTGGTTGGTGGGTTGAGGTCGTCAAGATACCAAAAAAAGTCTATAAATTTGAAGACGCACCGTTCTAGGAGATTTTATGAGTCAAGATAGGTTCTATGAGCCACTGTTATATGTTGTAAAAAAGCACGGTTCCCTCAATGCCTCGGCAAAAGCCTTAGGAATTAGCCAACAACGCATATTCCATTGGAACAAGATGAAAGTCATTCCAGATGAGTGGAAAATCACGTTGCATAAGAAATATGGGGTTCCATATAAAAAGTTCTTTGAACAGCTTGAATAAATTTTAAATAGGGGGTAAGATTTAATTGTTGCAGAGTCTCCCCCTGTACCAGATGCCCTTAGTGGGTGTTTTGAGGCCTTACCAAAGTGTTTCATGCAAGCACATTTTGTTAAGGGGGAGAACTCAGAACATCCTCTAAGGGTTTTCTGTTTCTGTAGCGGTCTTAATTGGACGGCTAAAACCACCAGCGATTAAGATACAAGTGCTACTGGGGGATAAGTTGATGTAAGAGCACACAAGGAGATGGCGAAGTCAGAGTCTCCTTCAACGAAAGTCTGACGGGTGCTGTCTGGCTCCATAAGTCAACAGTTGAAGGCAAACCTAGGAGGCTAGGTGCGTCTTTCCAAAGTCAACAGGTCGTTCAATAATATTAAATATAATCAAAAAGACAGCCTATTGCCTAAAATTTAAGCATGATTGTAAAGTTAAGAATGGGGATTGTAAAGTTATGGGGCATTCATTGTAAGGTTATGACTTATTAAAGAGTCCTTAAATAGGTTAAAGCCTTATTAATGAGTCATTTAATAATTTCAACATAAAGTTGCCACTTGTATAAAAATGTTGAAAAACTATATATATCAAATAGATATGTATACTTTTTATTAAAGTTTCATGCACTTTTTTCCAGTTAATTTTCCACATAGGGAAAGTCCTAATGCAAATAGTAATGAACACTAACTTTTATTTTGAGATAATAAAAGAATGAAGAACAATTTACGGCAGTATCAGGTCGATTCCATCAACGACCTAAGAAAAGCTATTCTCAAAGGACATAAGAGAATCGTGTTACAACTTGCGACAGGCGGTGGCAAAACTACAATCGCATCTGAAATGATTAGGAAAGCAAATGAAAAAGGTAAGAAATGTTTATTCCTTGCTGACCGCATTGAACTTGTTGAACAAACATCAAGGAGACTTGAC